CGTTAGCTGGAGGACTTCGAATTGGAAGCGGTAGAGGAATCAAAGGATGGTATGACAGTTCAATTGCTGGATCAGTCTATTTACGATCGTCCTATGAGTTCAGAGTTGCCGAGTACTTTGACTCAAAAAATATAAACTGGAGAGCGAACACAGAAGCATTCAATTATATGTTCAATGGTGAAGCCCATAAATATTACCCGGACTTCTATTTGATCGACTTAGATTGTTATGTTGAAGTAAAGGGCTTCAAGACGAAAAAGGATCAAGCTAAATGGGAAAACTTTCCAAATAAATTAGTAGTCCTGTATGAAAATGACATACGCCATCTTGAAATTGGGGGTTTGAATCCCTCTCTCTCCGCCAAGGCATCGAGACTGATGCTTGATTGAGGTAACTCAATAAAAAAAATAAACAGAGATATGTTTATTAAAAACACAACGCCATACATTGGCAAAATTAAATTAGCCGTTGAACGTCATCCGGAGTATCGTAACGGTCAAAGTAAATTAAATGCGATCCACTTAAATTTGGGTTTTATTAAATTAGTAAGTCGCATGTACCCTAACCAGACCAAGGACTCAGGTTGGGAAGTAAATCCAGACTGTATCAAATTAATTGAGGCGAACACTGGGCTTAAAGTTAAGACTCATGTATTTGGTCCAAATGAAGAGTATTCTTTACCTAATTCAGTGCATAGTCCTGACGGAACTTATGTTGGCGATATTGAACGAGGTTGGTGGTACTACCTAAATGATCTACGTGCAACTCGTAATTCTCACCCTCAAACTGCTTGGAGTAAAAATGCAAAACAGTGGATTGGCTATTCTCACCGAGCATCATGTGCCTTTGGTAAGGGAGACAAGTTATTTGATGAAAGTTGGGTACCTAAGGACGAAGACCTGACCCAATACGAGAAGTACTACCTTAACTATTTAGATGATTACTATGATGAAGTTGAGGCATGGGCAAAAAGTAATTCAGAGCACAAAGCTAGTGAAGAAGAAATGACCCTAAACCGTTGGGCAACCGGTCACATTCCATTTAAGTTAAGAGGAGGTAAAACAATTCACTCATACGAGGAAGCTTACCAGGCAGCAGTTAACTTTGCTAAATCAGTATCATAACATGTTAAAAGGCTCACAATTAAACAAACATCAGAACGAGACGGACTTAAAACGTCTCGTTCTTGAGTTTACTGAGAAAATAGAACACGATCCATATCAACCTGGAGTAATTCACCCAGAAGTATATCCAGACGATGTTCAAGAAGTAATAGAGGATCTACTCTATTTACGAGGGTTCGCCGAGACAACGGTTAGAATCAGAAGAAATCCAGACGGTGTATCAGTTTCAATAGAAGTTTTAGATAGAAACCGTGGATAAATAATAAAAATTCCACCCCTTAATGAAACTTAAGAGATTTACAGAGTTCGTTAATGAAGCTGCACTTAATGAATCAACGGTCAATGTTGAAGAGAGTGTTTTCTTAATTAATGGCACAGCCTATTTTATCGGAACTATTGAGTATGAGGCAAGCTGGATCTACGAGGAACCTGACACATCAGTCGGATTTTACGGTGGACATAGTATTGAAAACTATGAAGTTAACTCTATTGACCGTGTTGAAAAGTTTGCTAGCTCAGAACTTAATCAAGAATTTATTGAGTTGGCAACTGGCTCGTCAGACCTAGTTAATTTGGGACTTGGCGAATTTGACCTATGGAAGTACATAAATTCCAATAAAATGGTGGAAGTAACGGAAGAGGCTGAACTTGATCAAGTACTTGCTGGAGTAAAGGATATTACTGAGAGCCTAATGGATCCAAGGAAACAAAAGTCACAGACTATTGACTTAACTGGAGACTATCAAAAAAGAATTGACTTGGCAATAGACCGGGAAGAATACGATCCTAGTTAAACATAGTATTGCAACTTGGTATAAAGATAAATAAACAAAAACTACCTTTTTTATAATGAAACTTTTAAAATTCAATCAATTTATTAATGAAGCCCGAGTTAACGAGGCTCAAATAAAGGATAAAACTATTATTGCTAAGCTTGACAGAATTCACGAAATCAAGGCTCGTTTAAAAGAATTGACTACTGAAACTAAAGCAATCAATACTGAGCTTGGTGCATTTGATGCTGATATGAAACCTATTTTTGATGCAATGAAAGTCCTAAACGATAAACTTGCAACTACTGAACAGTATGTTATCAAGATTTCAAGATACGGCGGAGCTTCAGAAAATCCATCTTATGCCAAAGCAGTAGAACAAGCTCTAGGCATGGTCGATGAAGCTGCTCAGGCAATTATTAACGAATGTGTTAGACAAAACACTGCTGTTTCAAACGTAAAACACTCTTATGAAATCGAAAAGATTGAAGAGTCTAAATTAACTGATAAAGCAAAAGCAATCGTCGCTAAGCTTTCAGGTAAAATTACAGCAATCATTGCTAAATTAAAATCGTTCTTTGAGTCTAAATTCTCTAAGATTGATCAAGCAAACGCAAAACTTGCAGCAATGCTAAAGTAATTCAAACCGATATTAAAATAAAAAAAGCGCTCAAGAAAAAATGTCAACATTAAAAACAACTCTAAAAGTTGAATCGGCAAACCTCTTCCCAAATTCAATCGCAGTAAATTCAGTTACGAATACTACTGATATCTCTGATAGTAATTTAGGAAAGATAACGGTCAACCATCTAACTCCTTCTTACCTAGTTACTGGTGATGTCGGTGCAAAAGGAACTTTCCTATACATAAAATCCGCATCTACTAATAGATCTGACGCAGTTATTAACGTATACGGCGAAGATTCAGAAACACCAATTGCAACTGTTTACTCAGGCGATAATGGATTTATACAAGTTACAGGTACCCAGGGAAAACTTTATGCTAAAACTACATACGGTACTGCAAGTTTAGAGTATTTTACCGGAAGCCGCGGAGAAAATCTTGGTCAATTTACACTAGTCTATTATTTAGAGGATACTCCTGGAGATACTTGGCAGTATTTTGTAATTGATGCAAATAGTGGAGTTCCTTCTAAACTATACGATACTGGATTTGCTAAAGCAGATTATGATATGGACACTTATGAAACTGGTGTACAAAATGGAGGAATTGTTTTTAGACTTAATGCAACCGGATTATTAGATGATGTATTATTCTTAACTGATAAAACTGGAGCTCCTCTATTAGGTCATGGCCTTACCGTAGATTATGACGACTGGTGGTCTTTAGAAGGTAAAGGCGTATTTTGGACATACGAAACTATGACTGGCTGGAGACTATCTTATTATAATGGTAACGAAGTTTATCACCATGATTTTATTGGAGCAACCGATATTGGTCTTGAATCTAGCTGGGATAACTGTTCAGCAAATGGAACAATCGCAGCCTATATTACTACGCATAACGGAATTGTTGGCCAAGAGGCAATTTACTTGATTAAAGACGATCAAAAGACTTTAATTACTGATATTAATACGGGTACTGATATTTTTGCAGATGCAAAAACTTACACTTTTGCAAACTATTTTGTAGTCACTTTATTTGATGATGATAATGGATACTATACAGGAATTAAAATCTTTGATACAAGTGGAAGTTTATTAAAATCAGTTGATTTACCAACTGATACTTACACTAACTTAAATTATGACTTTTACGGTACAGGTCATTGGCAAACCTACTTATATAATTCGGCAGACACAGCAGTTGACTATTTGATGTTTAATTATAATCAGTCAACTGGAACCTTAATTGGAGAAGATCTTGACTGGACTCACGTAAAAGGTGCAAACTACCCTAGTGTCATAGTACCTCAGGATTATAATTACAGCACAACCGGCACAGCTAGTGCTAAATACGAGTCAACGGCACTGTGCTTTTATCTCGAAGATGATTTTAATGGCGATCTTATTACTCCGGTTAATGTAGACTATTTAGATATACACTATGTAATTGGAAATGCAACTACTGCAAACAAACGAGTTTTTCACAATGACGCTGCAACAGATTGCTGGGTTAACTTGAATGTAAGGAGTAACGATACAAGCCTTCACATGTTAAGCTCAGGCGCAAACGACTTGAACGGCCCACTTAATGTGGTTAACTTTACGACCGCTGGATCAACAACCATTGCACTAGTTAGTGACTTGACTACCTATACTCCAGGAGATACTTGGAATTTCTATTCAACTGGCGACTATCGACTATTTCAATACAGTATTGCTGCAACAGACAAGACAATCTATAAAGTACTTTCAAATACAGCGGTTCTTGCTACTCTTACTATTGATAATGCATACGAAGATGATAATTTTGCTACTTCATTTAATTCAATATTTATTCTTACTAATGGTTTGGTTGGAACTCAAAAATGCTGGTACTTTAACACAAATACCAAAGCATTTGTTCAACTTCCACAAGTCTATGGCATGCCATATCTTGCAAATATTACGGCAACTAACGGGCTAGAGGATGGATATATCCAATTGATTTCACCAAGTGAAGTTCGAACTGATAATAAATGGGGAGCACGAATGCTCGTAAATGGTATTATAAGTAATGAAGTTATTTTAGTAGACGAAACCCTTGTTAATATTAACCAAATTAATTGGTATCATACACCTCAAGGTTTCTGGTTCCTATACACTGATGTAGATAATTCAGAAAAATGGGTAGTTAAAGGATGGGATCGCTCATTGACTAAGACTTATGATATAGTTACTGATTATCAAGATCTGGAGTGGGATAGTAATTATCATAATATCAATATGATCGCATTTAAGCCAACATCAGTGTCTAATGAATATAATATATTTAATTTTGGATCAGTTGTTAATTACCGACAATATACTGGAGGTTACACTCCGAATTACGTAATTAATGATTGGAACTATATATGGGATTAATTAAAAATTAAAAAAGAAACAAACTAAACATGAATTACGAAATAACCGCAGAAGTTTTTAATCAGGTTGCTGAAAACTCAAATAAAACTGGATCAATTTTAACTGATCCAAAATTAGTAAAAACTCTAGCTAATAAAGTAGGCTATAACATTAATGCTGGCAAGGATACTACTTTTACTGGAGCTGAACTTAAGGCAAAAATTAAAGCTGACCTTAAATTAGAGGATGCAATAATCGACATTACCCTTAAGACTAGTAGTGGTAAAGATATAGCAGATGATGTTGCCTGTGAAGTATACGGGATTAGGTTTAGAGCCATAAAACCTTATACCGCACCAGCTGAACCGGTTGTACCAGTTAACCCAACTAATTAATAGAAAAAATACATCTAAATAAATGTCAACTCTTAAAACAACTATAGCATTTGAATCGGCAGCCTTGTTTCCGACACCAATGACTTTTACTAAAGTAGCAATTGAAACGCTAGTAGGCACCCATGCCTCATTTCAAACAGCGGTTCTTGCAGCAGGCTCTTTGGAAACTTTGTTTGATAGTAATGAATCTCTTGGCAATTCAGGAGTTCTCTACTTCTATGCAAATGCAAGCGCTGAAAATACTGCATCAATTGATCTAATCATTGATAATAAAAGCGCGAGCCAATCGTACTTTACAAGATTAACTCCTGGCGATTTTGCCTATTTGCCAATATTTGCAGCAGATTATGCAGGTATCAAAATTTCAGCAAGAAATAACGAACCTGGAAAATCAGTGGCTCTTACTTATTTTTACGGATCTAAGGACTAACTAAAACCTTTCGTAAAAAGTTGGTATAATAGCCTTATAAATAACTAGACAAAATTCAAATACTCGTGCAAACAACTACGACAATATCAAAAAATACTCAAAACTGGAATCAATATCCGGCAGGCACAGTTAATGTGATTGCAATGGAAACGATTAAAGATTTTGGGGTTATGCGAGGTTCAAGTAGACAGAGTTAAAGAAAAATATTAACTATGAAACACCGAACCTCGAACCTAAAAAATTCGAGGTTTTTTGTTTTACATGGTGCGGTAGCTCAGTTGGTAGAGCAAGGGACTGAAAATCCCTGTGTCGCAGGTTCGATTCCTGCCCGCACCACCAAAAGAAAATAAAAAATGTTTAAAGCAGGAGACAACTACATTCACTTTACTAAGTATGGTGGAATTAATAGAGGAGAAGTTAAGTGGTATGGAGAAGTTACTACGATAGATGTAGATAATGGAGTAGTATATCAAAAACCTTACTTGGTTACTACTAAAAATATAATCCTTCAATTAGACGGCACTGACGGCCGTATATTTAAAATAAAGTTACAAGAGGAAATGTTAGAATTAATAGAAAAAATAAAACACTTAAAAGACATAAAACAATAAAGTCCTGCTGATTAACTATAGTTGCAGGACAATAATGTCTTCGTAGCTCAGTTGGTTAGAGCACCTCACTTTTAATGAGGGAGTCACAGGTTCGAGTCCTGTCGGGGACACAAATACTGGAATATAGCTCAATTGGTTAGAGCATTCGCCTGATACGCGAAAGGTTATAGGTTCGAGTCCTATTATTCCAACCAGTTCTTTAAATACATGGGTGTGGTGCAATGGTAGCATGCCGGTCTCCAAAACCGTTGATGGGAGTTCGAATCTCTCCACCTGTGCCTAATGATCGAGTTATTTAGTATAGTAACTAATAACAAAATCAGAATGTTCTTTGACATATTGGAGATTAAACATTGTCCTTTGGTGTAACGGCAGCACGTCTGGTTTTGGTCCAGAAAATTGAGGTTCGAATCCTTGAGGGACAACCCAAAAATATATCGCGAGGTAGTAGCAGTGGTAGCTCGTCGGGCTCATAACCCGAAGGTCGGGGGTTCGAATCCCTCCCTCGCAACCCCGGATCCATGTACGTCGAGCATAAACCAATTGCTCTTCAGGTAGATTTGCATGGATAAACAACCCGTCACGGTATGCTCTACGGGGCAGGAGTGAACTGAAGAGAAATGGCCCGTTCGTCTATCGGTTAGGACAAGCGGTTTTCATCCGCTAAAGAGGGGTTCGACTCCCCTACGGGCTACCTTCGCAAGTAGAAACTGTCGGCCGCGTAAAGGTGCCGCTACTTTAAAAGTCAGTATTTGCCTTCTTAGCTCAGTTGGTAGAGCCTTTGATTTGTAATCAAGAGGTCGCTGGTTCGAGTCCAGCAGAAGGCTCCCTGGTGTCTCGATACGCTCTGATTTTTTCAGAAGTTCAACGACGAGGTCTCGGTTGGCAGAAGGCCTCTGATCCAACCCAAATTTCGGGATGTAGCGTAGTCCGGTCATCGCGCCTGCTTTGGGAGCAGGAGGTCGAAGGTTCGAATCCTTCCATCCCGACCAAAAAGAGTCTTAGTAGAGGCTGACTCCACCAGTGAACGACCCGAAGCAACGGGACCAGGATCCAAGTTCGCTGAAAGCATGCGCTTGCGCTGAAATGGTGGTCGAGACTCTTTTTATATGCCGACGTCGTATAGTGGCAATTACAAGGGACTGTAAATCCCTCGCCTTTGGCTTCGCAGGTTCGAGTCCTGCCGGCGGCACCACTTTGGACCTTTAGCTCAGTTGGTCAGAGCAACTCGCTCATAACGAGAAGGTCTCAGGTTCAATTCCTGAAAGGTCCACAATTTAGTATAATATCATAAAAGAAAATACATGACACGTACAACATTATCAAACACGGCAGAGCGTTTAATGCAATTGCCAAAGCAGATCCAAGAAATCCAGGTAGAGATATTAAGTCTCACTGGCGAGTCTAATCGAATTAGCGAATCAATCTCCAATATTGAATCAAAGATCAAAACGGCCATCAATTCTGAAGTTGATGCAAACGGTAAAAAAGTTTTTTCTAATGCGGAAGCTCGTGAAGCTGAATTAGTTGAGCGTACTCAATTTAACTCTGACCTAATTGAACTTCGTAATGAACATGCTGATTTAAACCGTATCAATCAAGAAAAGAAAATTGAGGTTGAAGCATTAAGTAATGAACAACGTAATATCCGGTCAATTCTGTGGTTCTTTGCTGGGCATGATGATCAGTTATAATTAAATGACCTCTAAGACTATTGAGTTTGACGAACTCTATCAGCAAACCTACAAACTTATGTTTAGAACAGTTTGTATGAAATACGCAAAGGGCGATTATGACCTAGCTAGCGATTTTTGCCAATTAGGGTACATTAAAGTTCATGATAATCTTCACACATTCAGAAATGAAGGCAGTATCGAAGGTTGGGTTAGGCGAGTAATGATAACTACTAGTTTAAATCAGTTACGCAAACGAAAAAGAATTATTGAAACTGTTTCAGATTTTAATTTTGAAAAAGCAGATCTAACTGACGAGCCAATTGACGATACTAACTTCATGGGTAAGTATTCTGCCAAGGATATCAACAGTGCAATAGTATCACTAGCAGACGGGTATAGGTTTACGTTTTACCAGTACTTTTACGAAAATCGGTCTCACCGAGAAATTTCAACCGCGCTAGGGATTAATGAAGGTACTTCAAGATCCCAATTGGCAAAGGCTAAAACAAAGGTCAGACAGTATTTAGAGAACCTAAAAAGATAATCCCAGAATATCATTAATTAAACCGGTCCAGTACCGGTTTTTTTATGTGAGATAAATAGCCTAAAAGAGTTAACCTAAATGATAGTCAGGCCGTTCTCACATAATCCAACACATTTAATCATACCAGGAACCGATAATTTCGAAGATGTATCAATTGGGCTTTCTGAACAAGAATACGCCCTAAGTCCAGGTGGAATAAAATGGTGGATGGGTCCTGATGAATCTACTGGTTATGTAATAGGCGGCCCGGTAATAGCTGAGAACCAGCCTACGCCAGTCGGTTCAATTGGAAACGTGCAGTTCTGGAGAACAGACTCACTTGATACTTCTGAGTTTATTTCATTAGCCAATTATATCAAAAGAGATAATGGCGGAGCTCCTGACTTGATCACTGACTCTGACGCCGAATTTTGGTTGGCAAATAACGGGTACTGGACCTCTTATTTTGTTGACGGTAGTATTGGTTTTACCACTGACCAGAGCATGACAGCCCCGGCTAATCCAGTATTTGATTTTGGAACTGGCGACTTTACCGTTGAAGGTTGGGTTTACGTTAATTCTTTCTCAGGTTGGCCAGGCGGACTGGCTGATGTGGTTGAATGGAACGATGGAGCAGGAGCTTATCTTATTATAGGTTTGACCCCAACTGGTGCATGGAGACAAGTTGCGCATGGTGCTGGCACTCAGACCTCAATTGCTAATGTAACTATCGCAAATGCATGGACGCATTTTGCACTGGTTAGAAATGGAGATACTTTAGCAACATACATTAATGGTGTTTGCCGAATGGCCCAGACTGGAGTAAGCGGCGTATCAATGGGTGGTAGCACATGGCCATTAGGCATAAATACTGACCCAACTGCGTTCACTAACCGAGGTAACCTAAACGTATCTAATATCAGAGTTGTAACATCAGCAGTTTATGATTACGGGAATACTGTTGGAACCTCTTACTTTACTCCTCCAACCTCTCACCTAAGCTTAATACCCGGTACTCAATTATTATTAAATACTCCGCATGACCAAAATTATTTAAAAGATAGTGCGGACCATAATATAATATTTACAATTCAAGGTTTACCGGACAGTTCAGATTACGAGCCGTTTACTCCATATCCTTTACCAGCAACAACAACTACTACGACAGCTGCTCCAACCACAACGAGCACTACTTTGCCGCCGACTACTACAACTACAACAGCTGCACCGACTACGACAAGTACTACTGCAGCTCCAGGTGGATTAGTGACAAGTGGACTACAATTCAATTTACAAACTGCACCTTCATCTGGAGCAACATGGACAGATGCAAGTGGAAATGGATATAATGCAACATTACAAGGTTCACCATCTTACGTGGCTAATAATGGTGGAGGTATTAGATTAAATAATGCATCCTATACTGGCGTAGATTTCATTAGTGTTCCATATAATATTAGCAGTAATACTTTCACGGTTGAAATAGTCGCCTCATTTAACTCAACATCGTATTGGGCAACAATTTGGGGTAACGAAGCATATAGTTTCAGTAAAGGATACTTTGCATACCAGGGAGATTCAACTAATATAACTTGGGGTTCACCAACCAGTAATATGACATCAGCCACAATAACTACAAGCAATTCAATAAGACACTGGGTCTTTGTAGTTAATGGTACAAGTAAAAGTTTATACTTGAATGGATCTCAACTCGGTTCAACCGTAACCTTAAATAATCCAACTGGCGGATACGCAACTAGTAATTTCTATTTTGGTTCAAGGCATACTAATACAGGTGCTGGAAATACTGACAGACTAAATAATTCAAATTCTGCGTTCTATCCAGTATTCTATCAGATGAGACTATACAACACAGCTCTTTCAGCTGGAAACGTGTCTACTAATTTTAACGCAATTCGATCAACCTACGGTTTATAATTCTTTGGTATATTAATACCATGACAAATGAATTTCAAAAGTACGCAATGAGCGAGCACGGGGTGTCGTCATTGGGTCTGCATAATTATCAAAAACAAGTCGAGGCATCAATGACGCCGTATATCCTAGAGGAACGTGAACTTAGAGTTACTCAAATGGATATTTTTTCCAGATTAATGAGGGACCGTATTCTTTGGGTCGCTGGTCCAGTAAACGATTACATGTCAACTATTGTGCAAGCACAGTTAATGTTTCTTGACTCAGTTGACAGTAAAGATATTACAATGCATATCGATAGTCCAGGCGGATCAGTTAAGTCAGGTTTATCAATGGTCGATGTGATGGACTATATCAATGCAGATATTATCACAGTAAATACTGGAATGGCCGCTTCAATGGGTTCTGTGCTATTAGGTGCAGGTACAAAGGGTAAGAGGTTCTCTCTAAAGCATTCACGTACAATGTTGCACCAATCTTCTGGAGGTTTCAGCGGAAATATCCAAGACGCTGAAGTTGACATGGCTGAATGGCAAAAAATCAATCAGGAATTGTTTGAGCTCTTAGGCAAATACTGCGGTAAAAAAACCGAGCAAGTAAAAAAGGACGCAACTAGAGATTTCTGGTTAAAAGCAGATGAAGCGGTTAAGTATGGTATTATTGATGGAGTTATTCTTAAGAAAAGTCAAGTAAAATAATATGAGCAAATTATTAATTCTCCTACGTGGAGTTCCAGGTTCAGGTAAAACAACCTTTGCTAATCACATGTGGTCAACTGGAGTTATTTTTGAAGCTGACAAATACTTCTATGATGAAGCTGGTAATTACCAATTTGACGGTTCAAAATTAAAGCCAGCACACGAATGGTGTAGGCAATCAGTACAT